CTCGGCTTCTTGAGACAAAATATCGGTCAGCAACTTCCGACGAGTTAACTCCGTGATATTTAGTTCGCTCAACGGGGACGCCAATATCACATCATCGGCTTTGATTAATCCAGATTCATTTACGAGCTTCGGATCGTTAGACATAGTTCCTCTTTAGGTTGGGTGTTAGGATCGTGACGGGCAGAGTCTTGTACGGAAAATGGATTAACGCAGGGATTCTCGGGATAGTTCGCGGGCTTCGCGGATCGCGTGCATCGTGGATTTCATTACATTTGCGAATTCCAGAGCAGGAACTTGCCCGCCTTCAAAGAACTCGCGTTTGAGGCCCGTAATTCTATCTTCGTCTACTTCGAACAAAAGATGGACGCGATCTTCGTCGCCTTGGTATCGAGTGTCCGTACCCTGCAAGGCTACGCCCCGAATCTGGAGGAAGCTCGCAAGGCGGGAATCTGACGTGCTGTAAATCATGAGAACCTACTCATAGTTTTGTCTAAGCGATTGCATGAATTTCAAATATGTGCGGGCGGCGGGACCTATTGGTTCCCCGAAAACTTTCTTGATCTGCGCCTCGGTAAGGAATCCTTTTCTGCGGGCGTCCATCAGACAAGTTCTCCAACCCCGATATCGGAATCCCGAAGGAACGCCCTTGTCATCGAAGCGGGGTACTTCTAGCTCAATCATGGCGGGCCTTTGGCACCACGAGATCACGTCCGCCTGCTGGCCTTCTTTTCTTACGCCCCAAAGAGCGATCATCTGCGGATGCCCCATCTCGCGATAGAAGCATTTCAGCTTGCAGCCATCCCTGAGCTTTCCGATGAACTGCTCGTAAGTCATAACTTGCCCGATACGGGCATGGATATCTTCGTAGTCGGCGGGATCAAGGAAGCGGTATTGGGCCGCGAGCGCGTAGTTGATTTCCTTCTGCCGAGCCAACTCTTCTTGATTCTGGGCGCTAGAGGTTACATAGCGATTCTCGGCATACTTTCGTATGAGGGCGTCCATCTCTTTCGAGTCGTGGCCCATCAGATTCTCTCCGTAATCCTCCCACGGAGCTTTGGCGCGTCCTGCTGTTCCCATGATTTATCCTTAGTGTCCTAGAAAATTACCTCCGTCCGGACGGCGCTATAGACGCAGTGCGGAAAATGAACTCGGGCAAGTTCTCGGAGGTCGCAAGTATGTTGGCTGCCGCCTCAACTCGCAATTGGCGTAGAATCGCCCGCTAAGACGACTCTTTCTGTCTCATTGCCCGCAGACAAAGCGCGGGGTGCAGAGGATGACTCTGCGGGCAAGCGTACGAACTAAGATGGCGATAATCCAATCGTCCGGACCATCTTTTGCCCGTAGCTTGAACTTATGTAAGGTCTAAAGGGGAATCAGTGTCTTGGATTTCAGCTAAGGAAAGGAATCGCCCGTGAGTCTTGTATTCTCGGGCAAGTTCGTCAAAGTTCTCGTACAGCCAACCGCCATACGTCGCCCTATACTTCGGGTCATTCGTGAACATTACCTGCGCCATTGTCGGCGCGGGCGCTGTGGTGGCTTTCGTGAAGAAATTCGTCTTGATTTCCATTACGTTGAGAGATAATTGCCACCGTTGGTTAATTTCTTGTAAGCTTTGCTGCGTTCTGCGAGCAGGGTCGTCCAGTAACTTCGGTCTTTCAGGACGCTGTATAATGTCCAGCAGATGTCGCAGACTCGCGGGTATTCTTCGGACAAGAAATATCCTGTCGGAACGCCTTCGGGCGATGGGTAGTTCCAGTTATTATCGCGAGCTTGCCCGTACATCAACTGATTGCAAGGGCCGTCACAGCGCCACGGGTCTTTGATTCCTGCGGGCGGAAATTGCTCGAAGGCTCCCGCCCTAAGATCAAGCCGATCTGCCCATTCTTCGAAGGTCATACGTTTTCAACCGTAACGACTCCCGCTTTAAACGGGTCTCTAAATTTGTTTACAGAACTCGCGTGAACATCGCCTAAATCACTAACGAATCTTCGGGCAAGCTGCGGGCTTGAGAAGAGAAAAACAACGTCAGGCTCGTTTGGAACGTACGGCGAGTTATACCATATCAAAACTTCCATACGTTTTCCGTACTAGGTGGTAAGAATACGGCGCTCTCGCCTATCTTCGTAAATGGTTTTCCAATACAGCGGGCGGACAAGAGTGTCGCACCAACCCCATTTGATAAGCTTCTGTTGGGTATCTTCGGTTTGCGGATATTTCGAGTGGTAGGTCATACGTTTTCCGTATAAAGACTGAAGCCCGCCGTAATACGTTTGTAAACTCCGCCGTTCTTGTGTATGTATTCGACGGATTGGTCGCTCGGAACTACCCAAGAGCGATAGACTAGCCCGTCAGCTAGTTTTTCTTCCCTGTAGCGCACTTTCTTGTCCACAAAATCACCCGCAATAGCATCGTAGACTCGAACTGTCTTGGGAAAGTTCATATTGGACCCGAAGCCCGAAGGTTTAGCCTCCGAGCCTCGGTTTTTATTACGGGCAGGACTTCTGCGTGAGGAGTTCCCTGTTGCATCCTCGTACGCCGCCTAATACCCAACAGGTCGGGGTTACCCGCAAATTCAAAAGTTGCCGGGATTATTTTCCAGAGTTCCCGGCTGACTCCGTGCGGGCCGTTTATTAAGCGGCTGCCGCAAACGCCCGAGGTTTAGTCGTAGCGGTTGTTGTTTCTGTGTCCGTAACGTGGCCACAGCATCCGTGCCCATCCATGCTATCTCGTCCGCGCAATCGAATCCATTTCAGGCCCGTCACGTCGCCCATTACCAGTTTGCAAATATTGGCAGCCAAACCCGAAGTCAAGTTTTCCGACCGACTTAACGGGCGATCTGGTGGACCTGCGGGCTTCGAAGCCCGGTCTTGCACGTCTTAACAGCACTTCAACTGAGCAAACTTAATTGTGCGGGCCTCGTACGGCATTAACCCTGCGACCCTGAGATTTATGGTCTCAGTGCTCTCTGTCTGAGCTACGTACGTAGCCACCGCACAAGCTTAGGGCAGCAGGTTCGCCGCCTCCACCAGTCCAGAAAACGGACAAAACAAATTGGTCGCCCGAAAGGTTCCTATGATTACTTCCGGTTTTCCCTGACAGGACGAACGATTTGTCGCGGGTAGTGTCAGCTAGCCCGTAATTTGTCGTTCCTATAATCGACCAAAGACAGATTACCAAACTTCCGAAACCTTGTCAAGTCAATCTTCGTCGAAGCAGGCCGGAGGTTTCTCGACGCCCGCAGATGGCTTGAGTTCCTGGTGCAGTTTATCGATGTCGTGCTCGTATTCGATGATGATCGCCCGTTGCCCGATACAAAACAAGGCGAGCAAAATCAGGGCGATGATTAGGAGGCGTTTCATAAAATTACTCGGGCTAGCGATTTCTTTCCAAGTAATCGGCGGCTTTGCGGAATACTTCCGGACGATCAAGAAACATTGCAAGCCCTTTGTTGCATCGTTGATGCGTAAACCCGCGTATATAGCCCGTCGTGTGGCAGTGATCTAGAACCATACCGTCATTTGCCAAACCATCGCCCCTAATCATCTGCCCGTCGCAAACCGCGCAGGCGTTGGCCTGTTTGTTAAACATTTCCAAGGCGTGGTTCGGATAACGGACTCTCGCATTCGCGTATTCGTTGTGAACCCGCAAAGAACCCACCCAACATAGATATTGGTCGCGTTGATTGCCGACGCGGTGCTTCATTATCTTGAGTGGAACGGCCCCGCAGACATCACATTCGCCCACCAAACGCTCGGGGTCTACTTTAATCAGAACGTGGCGGGCGTGAGAGTGCCGCACCGCGTTCATTTTCTTGCAAGCTGCTTGAGACGCTATCTTGCCTTTGGCGGATCGCGGTTGGCCCGCCCGTGCCAGATTCATGGCCGTTGTTTGCCCGCGAGAAACTTCCCGACGCAAACACCCGCAACTTTTGCGACTTTGGGCATTCCAAACGGCAGTGGTGATAAACCGAATTTGCCCGCAATCGCAGACGCACAACCAAACTTGATTTTGTTTTTCGTTTATCCAAGCGGGCATCAGGACTTCGAGCCGCTCGTACCTCTGACCTACTATATTTCCTTTGTCCACATTCCCTCCCAATAGGGAACTGGTTGGGCCGAGTGATTGGGCACCCGACCCTTCCAATTGTCGCTCCGAATTTCACGGAGCTAGTATCAGTATAGCAAAACCGAAGCGGTTTGTCAAGCAGCTTGTTAGCTGATTGCGCTGGCCGCGTCAATTTCCCTAATCGCCTTGTTATCAACAACTTACAAGCTGTTGAGATTGGTCATTTCTGCCAACCTCATACGGTTCGTTTTCCGTATGTTCGGACTATCGCATCGCCCGAAGGCGCTCAATCGCTTAGTCTCTCACGGTCCCCGAAGGGTTCCGCCTTGTTGCCATTTCAGGTTTCAAGTCAATAAGATTGAGTTTTGAATCCGCATTAGGACTTTACCATGACATACGGATTGTAGTATCCGGACCCAAGCTGGTCGTGAAGTGAACACGATAGCTGGTCCACCCCGGAATTAGACCGCTGGGGTCCGCAACCGAAGGCTCGGCGTTTTGCACGATGTTGCACGTCTGTGTTACGTCTTTCGACGGGCAAGTCATTTCTGCTTGCCTCTTCACATTTGTTGTTCTGTGAAGACCGGACTATTGCATCGCCCGAAGGCGTTTCTTCGTTTAGTCTCTCACGCTGTCCGTTTTCTGGACTTGCGCCTCGTTGCCATTCCAGGGTTCGAGTCAATTAGAAGAAATTTTGTATCCGCTAAACATTATGAAAAACGGATATTCCGCCACTCACCGTCACCGTATCCGGTGTCACCCTGCGCTCCGAGGTTGATGGAGAAAATGCCATCGCGCCCGAAGATATACGTACGCAGAGCAGTCAAGCCCGTAACCGCGCCAGTTCCCGGATTGTAGTTCGGGCTGGTGGTCACCAAGTTTGACTGGAAGAAGCTTACGCCGGAAGTCGGGATTTCAATGACTTCGGTCAAGTCCGTCGAGATGATTTCATCCAGGCGGCTGTAACCCTGCGGAGTACGCTTCAGGATATCGATTGGCGAATCGTTCGAGTTGTCCGCCAAAACATCGCCGAGTGCAAAAGGCAAGTTGTTACGGGCGATTTGCCCGAGCAAGTCATTTCTGCTTACTTCAGTACGTTCATTTTCCGTACTGTTCAGACTATTGCATCGTTCATGCGACATGAACGTTCTCTCGCTTAGTCGTTCAGGCTGTCAATATGTTTCCATTATGGAACTATATTGACTTGCCCCTCGTTGGCATCTCAGCGTTCGAGTCAATCAGAGAGAATTTTATATCCACCCTTATGCGGTTGCCCGCAACCTAATGGATCACACCAGCAAAGTTTTTGGAAGCTTCGTCAAACGGGCGAACCGAACGCCCAGCAAGTGACTGCACGGCGTTTCGGATGTAGGTCAAGGAGAGAGTCGTGAAGCTCGTGGTCGAGGTCGCGGCCAGTTTGGTCAGGACCGAAGAATCCACGGAGTTCGCGCCGTCCGCAGTTGCACGAACCAAAGCGGACAGGGACTCGCCGAGACGGTAGGCCATCTCTCGGGCGACGTTTTCGACAGTGTTGTCGATTGCGGTCGCCAGACTGAGGCTGGAGAAGTTAGCGTAATCAGCGTCAACTGTGTTTTGGGAATGCTGTTTTTAGGCAGTCATTACGGGCGTCGCCGTCTCCTGTGTCACCACAGGGCCAC